GGTATACTATAGGTGAAGAAGGGAGGGGCCGAAGCCCCTGGCCTTACTTCTTTCTCTTGGACCTTTTGGATTTGCTTTCTCGTTTCGTCTTGACTATCAGGCAGATGGCGGTGACGATTGCGAGTAGTGCTTCCGAGAGGTCTTTGATTATTTCGCTTACCGATTCATTCATTTGCTGTCCACCTCCTTTCTATGATTTAATTATAGCACGAATTTACGTGCTAGTCAAGGGGGATATAACGATTTTACAAGGTTTTTTGCACTTGCTTATAGACGGCAAGTGCTTTTTTCTTACTCAAAATATTGGTTATGAAAGCGAGGTGATCCTGATGGCACTGACACCAAAACAGAAAATATTTTCCAATGAATACCTAATCGACCTCAATGCCACCAGGGCCTACAAAGTGGCGTATCCCAAGGTTAAGAAGGACGAGTCGGCCAGAGTAAATGGAAGTAAACTGCTAACAAATGCTAACGTCGCGGCCTACATCGATAAACGAATGAAGGACCGTGAACAGCGTACCGAGATCACCCAGGATCGCGTACTGCAGGAGCTGGCTAAAATCGGTTTTGCAGATGTGACGGATTTTGTGACCATCGAGGGCCGCGGCAGTGGCGCAGAGGTTAAGGTTAAATCCACCGCCGATATGCCCCGTGATAAACTGGGAGCTATTGCGGGGATCAAGGAAGGCGCAAACGGGATCGAGATCAAGCTAAATGACAAGGGGAAGGCGCTGGAGCTGATCGGTCGCCATCTGGGTATGTGGAACGATAAAGTACAGGTATCCGGCCAGGTAGAGACAAACAATCCCTACGCCGGCTTGACCACGGAGGAACTGAGGAAGCTGATCCATGGTGGATAGAGAGACATTAATTAGAGGAGCACAGATAGAGCTTGCACGGCGCGAGTTCTTTTTTTATTGCCATTTGAAAGCGCCGGATTTCTACAAAGAGGACAGACGGTATCTGGTTGACCTGTGCAACGAATTTCAGGATTTTATCCAGTCGGACGATGAAGTTATGGTGGTCAATGAACCGCCGAGGCATGGCAAGAGCCGTACCGCGGGTCTTTTGGTTGAATGGGTGTTAGGGAATGATCGGGCACAGAAGATTATGACAGGTTCCTACAACGAGACCCTCTCCACCATGTTCTCCAAGAACGTCCGCAATGATATCCAGGAGGAGAAGGCGGACCAGGATCGGATTGTGTTTTCCGATATCTTCCCCGGAGTGATAATTAAGCGCGGCGATGGCGCCATGAACCTCTGGAGTCTGGAGGGCGGCTACAACAACTACCTGGCCACGTCCCCGACCGGCACAGCCACCGGCTTTGGTGCTACGCTGCTCATTATCGATGACCTCATCAAGAATGCTGAGGAGGCCAATAACGAGCTGACCAAGGAGAAACACTGGAACTGGTTTACAGACACCATGCTGTCCCGCCTGGAGGAAGGCGGCAAGATCATTATTATCATGACCAGATGGGCCAGTGATGATTTGGCTGGCCGGGCCCTGGAACATTTCAGGGAGGCCGGAGCGCGTATCCGCCACATCAGCATGAAGGCATTGCTGGATCCCAAAACCCATGAAATGCTCTGCCCGGAGGTTTTATCCTATCAGTCCTACCAGGCCAAGATCAAAGCCATGGGGACGGATATTGCTTCGGCCAACTACCAGCAGGAGCCCATCGACCTTAAAGGCCGGCTCTATACCAGCTTTAAAACCTACAGCGGGCAGCTGCCGCAGTTTAAAGAGATCCGCAATTACACAGATACCGCGGACACTGGCGAGGATTACCTTTGCAGTATCAATTACGGCGTGACATTTGCCAACGAGGCTTACGTGCTGGATGTGCTCTATACAAAAGAGCCCATGGAGGTCACAGAACCGGCAACAGCCAAAATGCTGCATGCAGGGCATGTAAATGTGTCGGACATCGAGTCCAACAACGGCGGCCGCGGTTTTGCCCGCAGCGTGGAACGAATCCTGCGGGAAGTTCTGAGAAGCAACCACACGGTGATCCGTTGGTTCACACAGTCTAAGAACAAGCAGGCCCGGATCTATTCCCACTCCGCCTGGGTAATGCAGCACGTATATTACCCGGAGGATTGGAAGAACCGTTGGCCCGAGTATCACAATGCGATGATCAAATACCAGCGTGAAGGCAAGAACAAGAACGACGACGCCCCGGACGCAACTACAGGCATTGTCGAGAAGATTGGCGCCGGAGCAGCATTTAGCTTTGAGTGAGGAGAATTTAATGGATGAAATGGAAATGTGGCAGTGTACGGCTCATTGGCTGTCTTGTCTGTACCAGGATTTTCAAAGTAGAAGGATAGCAGGCGAGCAGATCCCATGTACCCGTTGTGATCGGGTTACGACATGTAATTCCTGCCCGCCTGTTAATTTTTGCGTTTTGGCCGAACGCTCAGGTGTGAAAATTGATTGCCGGCCTCAAAAAGACTAAAGGGTTGCGTGTTCCTGGGCGATTGGACAGTATCGCTCAGGACATTCTTCATAGTCGTCACAATCATAGCCGGAAATTTTGTATGTGGACTTTTCCTCATTTAGAATAGGGATTTCAGAATACACCACTTCAAGACTTCGCTCTTCATTGAGGAATGGACAATGGCCAGTAACTGTTTGATGAAAATGATGGGACATATGATAACTCCTTTCATTGGTATTTTCTATAAAGTATAAGACTATGAGCACAATTAAGCAACGAAAGAAGGTGATAAGGATGATAGATTACGGCAGCGAGACCCGGCGTATCAACGCCATTGTAAACGCCGGGGCAAGGACCCGAATGAATGATATCCGTTTTCTGGAGAAGGAAATACAGAAGTGGAAGCAGTCCCCCATCCGCAGAGACATGATCCTGGCGGATCGCTATTATCAGGGAGATCACGATATCCTGCACACGCCCCGGACCGCGATTAACGAGAAGGGGGAGCTGGAGCCGGTAAAGAACCTGCCGGACAATCGGATCGTGGACAATCAGTATCAAAAGGCCGTTGACCAGAAAAAGAATTACCTGCTGTCAAAGCCGTTTACAGTCACTACTCAAAATGACCAATATACATCCGCTCTCAAAGACATCATGGATAAGCGATTCCTGCGAACCTTGAAGCGCGTGGCCGGTGATTCCATCAGCGGCGGGATTGGCTATCTGTACCCCTACTACAATGAGCAGGGCCAGCTGCAATTTAAACGGTTCAACAACTATGAAATCATCCCCTTCTGGGCGGATGAGGAGCACACAGAGCTGGACTGTTTTGGCCGGTTGTACCAGATGGATGGATATGAAGGGGAAACGGAAAAGACCTTTGAGTTCTTTGAGGTGTATTCCAGCAATGGCGTGGATCGCTATCAGCTGGACGGCGGGCACCTGATTCCTGATCTGCTGCACCCATCCGGCGCTCATTATCTGGTCGAACAGCATGATCCCGATGGCCAGCATAAGGAGATCCCTTACAACTGGGAGCGCGTACCGCTGATTCCGTTCAAACGCAATGCGCATGAGATCCCGCTGATCAAGTGCTGCAAGGGCCTGCAGGACGGGATCAACCTGATGGTCAGCATCTTTGAAAACAACATGTGCGAGGACGCCCGAAACACGATTCTGATCATAGTCAATTACGATGGGCAGAACCTGGGGGAGTTTCGGCGGAACCTGAGCCAGTATGGAGCAGTCAAGGTGCGCAACGACGGCAGCGGTGCCGGTGGCGATGTGCGGGCGCTGACGGTGGAGGTCAATGCAGAGAATTACAGAGTTATTCTGGAGATATTCAAGCAGGCTCTGATCGAAAATTGCAAGACCTATGACGTCAAGGACGCCCGGCTGACCGGCGACGCCAATCAAATGCACATCCAGACCATTTACCAGGACATTGAGCTGGACGCCCAGGAGATGGAGACGGAATACCAGGCGGCCTTTGAAGATCTGCTGTGGTTCGTGGATCAGTATCTGGCCAGCACCGGCCAGGGGGACTACGAGCAGGAAGAGGTGGATATCGCCTTCAACCGGAATATTTTGGTGAATGAGACGGAGCTGATCGACAACTGCATGAAGTCTGTGGGCTTCCTTCCCACCAAGCTGATTCTGCAGAGACACCCCTGGGTGGACGATGTGGAGGAGGTCATGAAGCTTTTGGAAGAGGAGGAACAGAAAAAGATGGAACAGATGGACCCATATCAGCAGGCTTTCGGACAGATGAAGAAGCAGGAGCCGGGCCTGGAAGGTGGTGAGGCAGGTGGCGAAGGCAAGCCGAGGGAATAAAGACTATTGGCGCAAACGGTTCGAGCAGCTGGAGGATGAGCAGTACCGGCGCAGCGAGGCCTACTATCAAGACGTGCAGGAGCAATTTCGCAGGGCTTCCAATGACATTCAGATGGACATCGGCCGATGGTATCAGCGCCTGGCTGACAACAATGATATCAGTCTGGCAGGAGCCAAGCGGTTGCTGAAAAAGAACGATCTGGAGGAGTTTCACTGGACAGTGGAGCAGTACATAAAAGCCGGAGAGGAAAATGCCGTTGACCAGCGCTGGATGAAGCAGCTGGAAAATGCCTCAGCCCGGCACCACATTTCCTATCTGGACGCGATGAAACTTCAAATCCAGCAGCATGCAGAATTGCTTTCAACGGAATATGAAGGCGGCATGACGGATTTTCTCCACAAGTCCTATGCGGATAATTATTACCGTTCCGCCTATGAGATTGCCAAAGGGACCGGTGTGGGAAACAATCTGGCGAGGCTGGATGACAAGCGGATTGATATGGTGATCCGCAAGCCCTGGGCCCAGGACGGAGCGGTGTTTTCAGACCGGATTTGGAGTAACAAGCAGAAGCTGGTAAATACCCTGCATACGGAATTGTCCCAGAATATCATCCGCGGGGCTTCTCCTCAGAAGGCGATTGACAGTTTAGCCAGGACCATGGATGTGAGCCGCAGCCAGGCTGGACGCCTGGTAATGACGGAATCCGCAGCCATTGCTTCCGCGGCGAAACAGGACTGCTTGAAGGAACTGGGAGTGGAGCAGTATGAGATTGTGGCCA